TTTGTGGTGGGATACATCAAGCAACTACAGAACTAAACTCGGCGCACCTTCCACTGATACTGATGGCGTTGTAATTGGCACTCAAACCTAAGATAAAAGCACAGAGGAGTTTAAAGGCTTCTCTGTGCTGGTTATGTTAATAAGTCCAGACTGACACGCTTTTATGTTGCTCTGGTCTATATCCAATATGAAGAAATCCCGCTTTCAAATTAATGCCAAACGCGTTAAATCCATACTTACTGGCAATAGCAACTAACTTCATTGCCATAATTAACCCTGTGATTCGTATATCAACGCCTAATCCCTTTTGATGGTCAGCCGGAACACTTCTATGCAATTCGTCTTTGTGCAAAGGACAGCGACCTCCTGACGTTATTGTCATAGGTAATCCATAATCACCACGAACACGCTGAAGCATATTCAAAGCCATTTGCTTAACACTTCTTTTATCGCATCCTTTATTGCCACAAGTACACAATAGTTTTACATCAGTTTCAGGATTGAAATTTTTAGTTTTAATTGACACTTTTAATCTCTCCAAATTTGTAATAATAGTTTTCATTGCCCTAATATCCATTTAACAGAATAAGCAATACACAGTGCAGTAGTAGCCATTATAAACAACCCTACACAAAACATAGGGAACGTATGCTCTAACATCTTAAGTATTAACTTAAACATAATCAGCAACCGCCTTAATTATCTCATACCAACCAATAATCGAACCGGACACCGTCATAATTAAAACAAGTATATCGCGCTCTAAAAGCTTGTCTGTATCGTTGTATTCCATTAGTTTAACCTCTACTTTTGTGTAACCGTGTTGTTAGCACATATGGGCTTTGCTTGTTTGCAGTCCTTGAAAAACAAACAATTATCAAATAAGCGGCCTCCGCTTTCTGCTCTATCAAAACAATCAGGAACACCATGAGCTTTTTCATGTTGCTTTATACACTCATCAGAATGACCTTTACCTTTTACAGCCTTACAATTTTCGCCTTTGCAATTGGGCATCTTATTTCTCCGTCTACTTTTGTGTAACTGGTTCAAAAAGAAACCGTGGGATAGCATAATTATCATCATCTTTTTCAAAGTAATCGTGTTCACCTGACGTATCTCTGGTGTCATTAGGGAACCTGTATAACTCAATCGTTGAGTGTTCGTGCAAGTTAATTAAAAACGTAGTAAAAGACGCGCTATTATCAGCCGCACCATTATACTCAAGGAACCATTTTTTATACTTACCGTCAAAATCATCAACTAACTTAGCCTCAAAAAACCTCTTATCGAGTACCCAATTACTTACAGGTATATTGCTCATTTATTTCTCCAATTTTCTATTTAAGTTTACTTTCGATTAAATAGAGATAAATAACTATAAATACCTACATTTAATCTCGTTATGTTCGTTATTTTAAGGTTTAGAGTTTGTCTCTCCCTTGTTATCTAACCGTTTATCCTTTCGCCATTGCTTTAACCTGCATTTAGGGGAGCATACTTTCGCATCATTGCGAACAGGAACCCCCTTCTCA